ACCCAATAAACCAACGCATTTATTGAAAAGTGATCGACCCATTCTAAATGGGGTTGGTGAGAAATCTACTCCTTCGATTTGTCCTCCGCCGGCAAGTCTTGCTTGAAAGACTTCGACTGAAACTGTATAGACGGCTGACTGAACAGCTGCGTTTCCAACATAAGTTGATGCGCCAGAAAGGGTAGCAACTCCGGATGGGATGACATTAGCCTCGAGTATATCGGCGTTAGTGATCGATGCTGAAAAGGTATATTGTCCAAGATTGTCTGCCAGCACAACTCTTGTTCCGTTGTAAGGTGATCCGCATCCTGTGATGACAACTGATTGCCCTTCGGTAAATTCATGAATTCCTAATGTGGTAAATGTAGCAACATTGTCTGACAATAAAGTTGCTTGAATTGGTGCTTTGAATGTAACAAGCATTGGCAGAATAACAGTTTCTGCTGTGTCAATAATTTGGTTTAAATAAGTATCGTTATACAAGGCGGATGACACACCAAGGACGGATCGCAACTCGGTGGCTGTAATTATGCTTGGCATGTCATCTCCTTACTCCCATTAAAGGATGCCTGTGATCGGGAGCAACCACAGGCACTCAGTTAAATTAAGCTACTGACAGTTTACGGAATGCTGCTGGATAGCGATTAACTACTGCAACATAACCATATAGACCGATTTCAATACGGCCGTTAGCAACGATATTGGCACGAATCTCAAATGTTCCAGACTCATGGAATCTCATAGCTTGTGATGGGTAAATTAATGCGTGCTTAACATTTGCATTATCACCTGTGTAGTTAGGATCTACAATTAAATCTAATCCAGCAACTGTACCATTTGTACTGCCCTGAGAAATTAGACCAGCAGCATTTTGTGGTGCTGCTGCTGCGAATAGTGGACGACCATCTGCAACTGCGCCAAGTAATCCAGCAAAGTCGATGCCATCCTCGCCACCTGATGGAGCGACCATCAAGCGATTTGGTGTAAAGCGCATTACATTGTAAGCATCTGCAATTCCATCAGCGATTGCTGTGTAAATTGTTGATCCTGATGATCCTGCTGCTGCTTCTGATGCGATCTTAGCTGCATAAGCATCAGTTTTTTGTGCGTAAGATGCGGCCAACTCACGAATGAGCAGGTCAAGCATACTTGGGTCTGATCTATCCAACACCTCTTGGTTAAAAACATTTGCCCCTGCAAATTTGACAATATTATCCTCTTGGAAAGTAACAGCTGTATCTTGAGATGCGTATTCAACACCCTCAGCAGTTAATCCTACGATTGCCTGATTTCCAAGCACTGGAGTAAATATTTTAAGCCCAGAATTTGGAAGCGGTGCGCGCTCGATGCTATCGATAAATGGTCTTGATGAATCAATTACGCCAATAACATCGCGTAAATAATTTGGTGGAATCATTCCTGTGTTTTCTGAAACTGTTCCAATTGCTAATGCTGCAAGTAAATCGCGTGCATCGTTATCGCCTTGAATTGCACGAATCTGTGCTGCTGCATATTGTCCTGCTGTAACATTTGTATCTACGCGTGGCTTTGTGTAAGCCATGTAGTTAGCTGTTACAACTGGAGCTTGTGCCGCTTCTACCGCTTCGGTCGCGATAGGAGCTTCAGATGTAATCTCTGACACTTTGTCCTCCTGTGTTGTTGTTTCCTCAGCGGTTGCTTCGGAATTCTCTGGTGTTTCACTTGCTGCAACCTCAGCCACTCTTGCGCTGTCAATTGCTGGATCTGTTACGAGTGAAACTTCTTGAAGTGTGCTTGATTTAATTCTTAGCACGCCTTCCTCATTTTTCCATTCATTAATTTTTACACCCACACTAAAGCCGTCGCGTAATCCAGTTGCTGCTTCCTCGAGCGCATCATCCGCAGAAAAAGTTTTTGCCAGACGGAAGGTCGCCTCTAATCCTGTATCTGTTGCAGTTATGTCAATTAATTTTCCTAGAGGTTTGGTTCGCTCATGCTCAAGCAATAATTTAACTGGCTTAGAAAAATCGATTGAATCTTTTTCAAACACAGTTAATCCTGCACTTGTTGATCCTTGCTCATCCCATGTAACGATTTTTCCTGAGATTGTGCGCTTATTGGTATCAGCTGCGGTTATTTCTATTGGATAACTAATTTTCATCGAATTAGATCCTCCTCCTCTTGGATTTGCTCAACACTCATCGCGCCGATGCGGTTTAAGATTTCATAAACTTGCGCACGCTCTAATGCAGAACCACGCAAAAAGTCATCGATGTCGAAACGCGTTTCTATGCCGTTGGGGC